AAAGTATATACATTAGAAGAATTAAAGAGAAGTCTAAATGATAAAACATATAAGTTAATAGATATAAGAATGAGTAGAAAAGATATAAGATTTGATAAAGTTACAGTAGATACTGTATTAAAATACATTGAAGAAGCGGAAAAATAAAAAATTATGTTAATAAAGAAATAAAAATACCCCCTATCAAAAATTTTGAATGAAAAATTGAAGCATTGGTAACGGGGAGCTTTCAAATAAAAAGATATTTTTTGAAAAATTCGCATGAGGGGAGGGGGACATAAAAAAATGCCAAGAAAAAGTAAGAAAAAATCAGAAAAAAATAAAGAAATGCAAGATGAAAAATTACAACCAGATAAATACGAAGAATTAAAAACAGCATTAACAGAACAACTAATAACTCATAATAATTATAATAAAGTTACAAGAGATTTAATTGATAAATATATAGAATATACTAAAATTGAAGATAGTTTGATTATAGATATTAAAATAAGAGGAGTTAATGTTGAGTGGAATAATGGCGGTGGACAAAATGGGGTTAAGAAAAATGACAGTATTGCAGAAGCTACTAAAGTTAATGCTCAAAAAATAAAGATTCTTGATAAATTAGGTATAAAAGCACCTGAACCAAAAGCGGGTGATGAAGATTATGAAGTATAACAAATATATAGACAGATGGTTTGAAATTGTTGAAAATGAGGAAATAAGAGTTTGTAAAGAACAAAAGCAAATGGTTGCATGGCTTAAAAATAAATTGGATAATGAAGATATAGTAATAAACGATGAAGAAATAGAAAAAGCTATTGTAACGAAAGAAAAATGGTTCGATTATAAATTATTAGATTGGGAAAAATTTCTTGATGCATGTGAATATGGTTTATATTATAAAGATGGCTCATTAGTTTTTAATGAGTTTTTTATTATGGGAGGAAGAGGATTTGGTAAAAATGGATATATAAGTACAGAAATTTTTTATCAAACTACAAAACAGCACGGGATAAAAGAATATGATATAGACATTATTGCTACATCAGAAGAACAAGCCAAAACGTCATTTATGGATGTTCACAATATGATAGAAGACAAACCTAAACTAAAAAGAGCGTTTGATATTACACTAGAAGAAATAAAAAATAAGACAACAAAATCAAGTGTAAAATATAATACAAGCAATTCTAAAACAAAAGATGGTAGAAGACCAGGACATGTATTTTTTGATGAGATACACGCTTATGAAGATTATAAAAACATAAAAGTTCATACAACTGGAGGAGGAAAGAAGAAAAATTTTAGAATAACATATATAACAACAGATGGAGAAGTAAGAGGCGGAGTAATTGATGATTATAAAAAAGAAGCTGAAGATGTATTTAGTGGAGTTATAAAAAATTCAAGAACATTATTCTTTATTTGCAAATTAGACAATGAAAAAGAAGTTAAAGATCCTAAAAATTGGATTAAAGCAAATCCGTCATTAAATGTATTTAAAGATTTAATGAATACTATGCTTGATGAATATCAAAAAGCACAAAGAAGGCCTTCATTATTTCATGAGTTTATGACTAAAAGAATGAATATACCGCATCAAGATGAAACAAAAGCTGTTGCAAAGTGGGATGATATATTAGCAACTAATCAAAAAATTCCAGAATTAAAAGGACAAGCATGTATTGGAGGACTTGACTATGCAAGCGTTCGAGATTTTTGTGGAGTAGGATTATTTTTTAAAAAAGATGGAAAAAAGATATGGATACATCAGACGTTTATAAATAGAAATAGCCCACATCTTCCATTAGTAAAAAAAGAAGTATTAGAAGAGGCAGATGCAAAAGGTGAAATAATATGGATAGATACACCAACGATATCTCCTGATGTTGTTGCTCAATGGTTTATTGAAAAGATGGCAATATACAATATTATTGCAATAGCAATAGACAAGGTAAAAGCTAATTATTTTATAGAAGCTTTTAAAAAGGTAGGATTAACTGTAAGAAATTCAAGCAATAAAACTGGCGAAATAGTAATTGTTAGAAGTGGAGAATTTACTGATACAATGGTTTATGGAGTATTAGAAGATTGGTTTTCTAATCATAACTTAATATTCGGTGATAGTTCATTAATGCGTTGGTATGTAAACAATACTGCTGTGGAACCTAGAAAAAATGGAAACAAAGCTTTTATAAAAATTGAATATCAAAGTAGAAAAAATGACGGATTTATGGCTTTTGCACATGCAGTAAGTATACAAAATGAGTTAGAAGAAGCACAAACAATTGATGAAGAATACCTAAAACAATTTATGAAAACATATTAAGTTTTATCTGAAAGGGGTGAATAAAATTGAGTTTTATTGAAACAGCAAGTGAATATATTCACAAGTGGTTTAATAAGAAGAATGAAATATGTTTATCAGAATGTATAGATTTGATAAATGATACTTGTTATAAAGAATTGGGATTACAAAAAGCAATTTCACTTATAGCAGGATCTTTTACTTCGACAAAATTTCGAACTTATGATAAACACAAGGAAGTACAAAAAAACTTGTATTACAAATTAAACATTTCACCGAATATAAATCAAAATAAGTATGATTTTTATCATAAATTTATAAATAATTTGATAAGAAATCAAGAAGCATTAATGTTTGAAATAAATGATGATATTTTTGTGGCAGATCATTTTTCTACACATAAGTTTGCATTTAAAAATTATTATTTTGACAAAATTGTATTAGATGGTTACCAATTAAAAGATACATTATTTATGAATGATGTTTTATATTTTTCATTAAATAATGATAAGATTAGAGGATTAATTAATAGTATAAATGATAATTATTCAAGACTTTTGACATCATTAGAAAATGCTTATGTAAGAAACAAGTTGAGAAAAATAATTGTAAATATTGATACGACAAACAATATGCAAAAAGGCGAAAACAATGATATGCAAACTCTTGTGGATAGTATAATTAGGCCATTTGTTGATGGTGAAAGAAATGTTTTAACATTGCCAAAGGGATTATCATTAGTGAATCTGGATGAAAAAGGCAATAAACAAAATGATTCTATATCAGAGTTAACAGATGCAGGAAAGGAAATATTTGAAAAAATTGCAATAATATTTGATATACCTGTAGATTTGTTATATGGAAATAAAAATGAATTAGACGAGCAAGAAAAAATGTATATGACACATGCTCTAAAACCTTATGCTGAAATGTTTAATTCAGAAGTAAACAGAAAGATTTATTCAAAAAATCAAATACTTAAAGGTTCATACATGAAAATGGATTTAGTCACAACAGAGTTTATTAATTTATTAAAATCAGCGGATTCTTTAGATAAATTATTTAGAATAGGATTTAGTAATAATTTCTTAAGAGACAAGCTCGGAGAAGAAAAATCTGAAAAAGAATGGGCTGATAAAGAATATGTAACTAAAAATTACATGTCTGTAGAAGGAGGTGAGGAAGAATATGAAGAATATACAAAATCAAATAAAACAGATGACAGCTAATAGTGCAGACATTTACATTTATGGAGACATATACGATAGCTGGTGGGATGATGATAATTCTGCTGTTTCTCTTAAAGACAAATTACTTGAATTAGGTGATATTAATGAAATAAATTTACATATCAACTCACTAGGTGGTGACGTTTTTGAGGGAATAGCAATGTTTAACTTATTAAAACAACATAAAGCTACAGTCAATGTATTTATAGATGGAATTGCAGCAAGTATAGCAAGTGTTATTGCTATGGCTGGTGATAATATCTATATGCCTAAAAATTCAATGATGATGATACATAATTGTTGGAGTTATGCATGCGGAAATTCAAAAGAATTTAGAAAACTTGCAGATGATCTAGATAAAATCATGGAAGCATCAATTGAATCTTATATGTCTAAAGTAAATATTACAAAGGATGAATTAAAAGAATTACTAGATGCAGAAACTTGGTTAACCGCTCAAGAATGTTTTGATAAAGGATTTGCAGATGAATTATTACCTATTTCAGATGATATTGAACAATCTGCAAGTAAAAGTATAATGGATTTAGCTAAAGAAAACCAAAGCTTAAAGATAGAAAATCAAAAATCTAAAGAAAATCAAATAAATATTACAAAAGAGACTATAGAAAATATAGTTGAAGAAACATTAGAAAAATATTCAAAAAAAATGGAAAAAAATGAAAAAAATAAAAATGAAGATTCAAAACCAAATATGTTTGAATCTTTTTTAAATGGAATTTTAAAAAATGAAAGGTAGGATTAAATTATGGGTATAAGAAATTTAAACAAAGAAGAAATCAAAGAGAAGGCTTTAAAAGCTTTAACAGAAGGAAATTCAGAAGAACAAGCAGAAGTAATGCAAGATTGGATGGAAATGGTTGCTGAAGAAGTAGCACAAAAGGTTACTAAAGATCAAGCAACAATCAATGATGATACTATTATTCTAACAAATAGAGGTGTTCAACAATTAACATCAGAAGAAGTAAAATATTTTGAAAAATTAGCTGAAGCAATGAAATCTGATAATGTAAAAGAAGCATTAACTAATTTAGATGTTGTAATGCCAACAACAACTATAAATAGAGTATTTGAGGATTTAATTGAAGCTCATCCATTATTACAAAGAATTAGAATAACAAATGTAACAGGTATAACAGAAACAATAAAAAGAACTGGTGATGCTGAAACAGCATGGTGGGGAGATCTATGTGAAGAAGTAAAGAAAGAATTAGAAGCTGGATTTAAAAAAGAATCTGCAACACTATATAAATTAAGTGCTTATTTACCACTATGCAAAGCATATTTAAAACTTGGACCAGCATGGTTAGAAACATATATTAGAACATTATTATCTGAAAGTATTGCTAAAGGGTTAGTAACAGGAATTGTATCAGGAACAGGAGTAAAACAACCTTATGGAATGGATAGAGATTTAGAAGCTGCTGTAACACCTGGTCAACCAGTACCAAGAAAATCATTAATAAAAATAACTGATTTCGAACCAAAAACTTTAGGAAATATAATTGCTAAATTAACAAACAATGGAAAAAGAGCGGTTGAAAAAGTTATTTTAGTATGTAATCCATTTGATTTCTGGAGCAAAGTATGGCCACTTACAACTACAAAAAATGCATTAGGACAATATGTTTCTAATCAATTTCCATTTCCAGTTGACACAATTCAAGAGCCAAGTATTAATATGGGAGAAGCTTTAATTGGTTTAGCAGAAAAATATGACTTATCTATGGGAATGAATGAAAAGATTGAATATTCTGATGATTACAAATTCTTAGAAGATGAAAGAACATATTTAGCAAAATTATATGCTAATGGAAAAGCAGTTGACAATAATTCATTCTTCTTATTAGATATTTCAGATATTAATACAGAAGATAGTACAACAATAGATTTAAATGATTTGACAAAAGAAAAATTACTTGCAATGGCTGAAGATTTAGAAATTACAACTGTTTCAAACAGCAATACAAAAGCAGAAATAATTGCAGCAATTCAAGAAAAATTAAACAACTAGAATAAAGGTGGTGTCAGGAAATGACATACAATGAAATATTAAAGATGAAGCTAGGAGATAAGACTAAATTCGATGAAGATTTTTTTGAAGAAGTAAAAAGACATATTCAAGTAACTTGGGATGATGATGACACTAATCTTACAATAGCTGATTATATTAAAGATGGAGTTGAGGTACTACAAAATGATGTTGGTACCTCAATAGATTTTGATGAAGACAGAAATGCACGAAAATTATTAAGAACGTATGTAAGATATGCTTGGAATAAAAGTGAAGAATTTTTTATTCAAAATAATTTAGAAGATATTTTAAAATTAGAGGTTGACTATGGAAAAGAAAGTTGATTTTGCAAGAACAAGAAAAAGGTACCACGAAACGTATAATGATGGAATCTTATATTATGGTAGCATAAAAGTTTTAAAAAATGCAAAAAAAGAAAAAATTGGTGAAGAAATTGAAATTATAGGGAAAAGACCTTTTTCATATGTAAACATAAGAGATAATGATAGTATAGAAGCGGACTCTCTGGGATATACAATCGATAAAAAGATTAGAATCCCTATTTCTCCACTACCACAAAATA